TTTGTCGATATATCACCTTCATTGGCTGTTACTCTAGTATCTAAAGCACCAATCGCAGAAGCACTAGCAGCTACACCCGTAGTTGGATGGTTTACTGTACTCTGTAAAGCAGAGATGTCACTAGCATTCGTAGCTATGTTACCAGTGTTAGTTGCTACTGTGCCTGTAGTTAAATTGTTTAGGGCAGTAGAAGTAGCTGCTACACCAGTCGATGGGTTGTTTACTGTAGATTCTAAAGCCGATATGTCACTGGCATTTGTACTTGTTTCATTTTCTGTATTAGTAACTCTAGTAGTTAAAGCACCAAGAGCACTTGCAGTAGCTGCTACACCAGTAGACGGATTATTTACTGTGCTTTGTAAGGCCGATATGTCACTAGCGTTTGTAGCTATGTCGCCAGTGTTTGTTGCTACTGTACCTGTTTCCAATGCATTTAGAGCAGTAGAAGTGGCTGCAACACCAGTAGTTGGGTGGTTTACTGTACTTTGTAGAGCCGCTATATCACTAGCGTTAGTAGATATATTGCCAGTGTTTGTTGCCACTGTACCTGTTGTCAAGTTATTTAAAGCGGTAGAGGTCGCTGCAACACCAGTTGATGGGTGATTTACTGTAGTCTCTAATGCAGTTATATCACTAGTGTTTGTGCTAGTAGCATTCTCTGTGTTGGTTACTCTAGTAGTTAAATTAGACAAGGCGGTAGCGGTGGCTGCTACACCAGTTGTGCCGTCATTTACTGTATTTTCTAAATTTGTAATTGCACTAGCTTGACTGGTATTAGTAGAGTTTATAGTAATAATAGAACTTTGAGCACTAGCCATAGCAGTAGTTAGATCGGACCCGGTAAAACTAGCAGATCCTATTGTTGACACGAGACTTGAATCCCTAGCTTTCTCCCAACCATTGTTAGAACTGTTACGTACATAGGCTTGATTGTTATCATCTGTATCTATCCAGATATCATGCGCCTGTAAAGCAGAGCCATCATCTCTAGTAGTAGGTGCACTAGTGCTTTGTATAACCTGAGTGGCTCCTGTTACTGCATTGTTAGCACTTGTTTGCGCATTACTAGCGGCAGTAGCCGCAGAGTTAGCTGTTGCTTGTGCATTGTTAGCTGCAGTCTGTGCATTGTTTGCTGCGGTCTGTGCAGTCTCTGTAGCTGTATCTAGCGTACTTAAAGCACTAGCAAGAGAAGAACTTACTCCGTCTACGTTTACAGTGATGTCATTTTGTAAAGTCGTAAAGCCAGGCATGTTACTTATCTCTTCTGATAAGGTAGTCATAACAGCTGACACGTTTGCAGCTGTAGTAGCTTCTTTACCTTCTGTGCCGTTGTAAGGACCTATTACGTTTGATGTACTAACAAACCTAATCCAATAATAGTGTGTAGTAGCGTAGCCTACTTCGTCCGTGTATACATTACCAACAGTTGTAGCTACACGTACGGCACCACCAAGCGCATTGTCTTGTGATCTCCATATCTCTGTGTATGCGTGGTTGTTATAAGGTGGTTCATTCCAATCAAGTATGACAGCTGTAAAGACACCAGATGCAGATAAGCCCGTAGGAGGTGGCGGTATATCTAAATTACCACCTGGGTCGTCGTCACCTGGGGGTAGTATGTCACTAGCTAAACCACCTTTGTTTCTGACTTTTACTATGCCAGAATCTGACAACTCTCTAAGAGTTACAGCTCTATCTAAAGGGTCACCACGTTGTCCTAGTCTAACTTCTAAAGCTTCTTTTATAGAATCAAGAGCAATCTTTAGCTCTCTATCGGTTTTCGGCGGTATGTTCTTAAGGGCAGGTAATTTTGTTTTATTAGGCATTACACTTCCTTAAGCTCTACAATAGACTCTCCTAGGCATACTTCATTTACAACTTTTGCAGACTCTATTTCAAACGCAAAAGTTTTATGTACACTTGCTGGTAAACGTACTACTGGTTCTGGTATGGCTGTAGCACTAAAACTAGGACTAGTCCCCGTTACACTAAACCCACTACCGCTTGTAGAAATAGTAGCATTATAGATAACACTACCATCTCCATAAATTTTTAATGTTACTGGGTATTCTTCTGCTTCTACTTTTGCAAACCCAAAACTTGTATGTCGTGGAAGAACATACTCTTTGCTTTTCCAATTGTACGTAAGATTGTTGGTGCTGCCTTGGAACTTTTTAATTTTGTTACCTATTATAAGATATAACTCGTTATCATCAGGGTCTGTAAATCCACCACGTATTAGAGCACTTGCATCTAAGTTAGTTAACGCTGTTGTTTCATCTCTAAAATCAAATATAAAACCACCAAAACCAGAACCTGTATTGAAAAATCCTACATACCTGCCTTGCCAATAAAAACCAGTTATTGTAGATGGGTAGTAGTTAGCTTGCCATTGTTCTGCAGTTATTAAGCCTTGAGTTAAGTTTTGCACCTGTACACCAGCAGCAGCCATCAATCCATCTGGGCCTGCAAATACAACCGCTTCACCCATATCTACCATAGATCGTTTACTTAGACATGCCTCTGCTGTTTCTATCTTTATAGCTACCATAGCAGAAGGATCTGTACCTGTAACAAGGTAAGGTGTGCTTTCTGTTCCTACTATTAGACCGTTACTTGTAGCTTTCATACCTACAATTTTTTCTTCTATACCTATTCTGTAGTTAGCTGGCCATGCGTGTGGTTGGTACGGAAAGCTAAAACATATTCTATTACCAGTAAAACCAGCAAAGATACCGTTTTGTAAAGCTATCAAACCTTTCATTGGTCCGTCTGGGTATAAACTGGTGTCATCATCTGGTGGTGCTATCCAATCAGTAGACGGAATAACTTCAGCTAACTCATTATTTTTTGAGGAATCTGTGAAAGAAGTTTCTGCTAAAACTACTTCGCCTACAAATTGGAACTGCGTAGTATTGGAACCGGTGTTTGATCTGTATATTCTTTTCTTTGTTAAATTAGTATTTGACTTTGAGGTAGAAGTTTCTAGTCCAGATATAGCAACTGTCATGTTGTCATCTGTTGTTATTACAGTAGATGCAGGTGATGGAGGTCCCTCTTCACCAAAAGCTGAGACAAAGGTATATACATATGAAGTCTCATAATCTAACTCTGCATCTGAGTTAGCGCCAAAGCTTGCGCCGTTAACTACACTAGGACTGTCTCCACTGCTAGTAGCTGCAGCTGATAACTCTACAGTAAGAGTGCTAACACTAGGGACTGTCTTTATCTTATATGTCCCATTTATATTCTCAGCAGTAACACCGTTAGAAGCAGAGTATCCTGCTAAAACTACAAACTCTCCTACAGCAGCACCATGAGCTGCCGCTGTACCACTAGTTTTGGTTGTAACAGTTATGGTAGAAGACTCATTAACAAATGTAATAATTCCATCAAACTCTCGTGTACCTACAGGTGCTACAGTTGGAGCAGCCGTAGGGGCTGGTATACCCAGTCTAAAACTAGCGTTTGGAAAAACAGAGCCACCAACTATCTGAGCAGATCTACCCATTTTTGGAAAAGATTGACCAGTAAAATATACCGTGTCGTTTACATCTCCAGGTATGGGACTACGTACGACATCTACATCTTCATCAAATTGAAGCCAACGTTCTGGACTATCCGTGTATTTAAATATGCTTTGTCTACTAGAATTAGATAAAGTAAGGGTATCAGAGTTGTCTTTTATAGGCACTAAACGGCCACTCTCTAGGTTTACATCTGCCGCTACAGTAGCTAGCTCATCCCTTAAGAGTCTTGGCGATAGTCGTGGAGCGAGTCCTCCGAAAGTACTAAGTTTAATATATGCCATTTTTTCATTATACAGTATTCAGAACTGATTCTTGCAGTTCTCGACTCCTTCTTCCAACTTGTTTAAACCATCTACTGTCTTCCATTTCAGCAGCCATTCTTTTCCAATCATGTGATCTACACGCATCTAACATATTTCTAAACTTAGATAACCTTGTGCCACCTAAGTTAAAACACATGTTAACAAGCACATGTTGTATGTTTTCAGGCAAATTATAAAAAGCCTCTTCTGTACCAAACACATGTACAGCTTCCGCTAAGTGTTTGTTAAAGTCATCTTCATAGTACATGTCTACTACTTCTTGACTTACTTCTGTCCCTATCTCCCAATCATACTCTGGGTCGCTAGGTTGACATAGGTGTCCCACTCCTAAGGTTTTATACCCTAAGCTATCTTCATATATTTCTAAGACCTCACCTTCGTGTCTTTTTATCTCTGCCTTGCACTGTTCTATATTCATGATTTGATAGGTTTAATATTGTCTTCAACCATAAATACCTTAAGCTCATGTACTACTGACTTTTGAGCTGCTTCTACTTTCTTTAAATTAAAATCTGCATCTTGCCACTCACCCTGTAGTCTAACAAGCATATTGAATTGATGAGCTACTCGCTCTGTCATTTTAGATATATCGTATTGTTTGCCGTCAAAGTTGATTACTTTCGGTAGTTCTTTTTCTCCCATAGTTACCTCCTGTTAGGAAAATATTCTGTCTACGCCACTCATGCCTATGATAAGCACGTAAAGACCAACGATGTACTTAGTATACTTTGCATCCATTGCATCAAACTTAGCATCACCTTTGTCTAGTCTTTTTTCTATACCAACAACTTGGCTTTCTACCTTTGCTAGCGTTTCTTTTGTTGTAGCCATAAGCAGATTATAGGCCAAAAAGTGCTGTAATACCAAATGATACGCCCATAAGCATGAGCAGGATCTTTAACGGTAATAAGAATATAAAAAAGACTCTAGCCACTTTACGTTTGGTAGATATTTCTGACCAAGGTGGTAGTCCGGGTGGGTTTTTTAAATTTATCATTAGTCGAATCTTATCACAAAAGGTCTAGTAGCCATAGGTGCCAGTGGGTCTACGGCTATAGTTTGACCAAGGCCCCATTGTACGGTGTAGTAATCTCTAGCGGCAGCATTCGTTCCTGAAACATATGTATGGGTCATGGCTGATCTGTTTATAGTAGTAGAAGTTGGAAAAAAAGAACTACCACTAAGAGTTTCTGTGCCATCACTGTTCTGTCCTAAATACCTAAAAGTGATGCTACTCCATTTAGAAGCCGAACTAGTGGTACTAGGGGCAAAGACCACATGAATTTGTCCGCCTAAAACAGAAGCAGCTGAAAAAACTCCTGTACAAGTATGTCCGTTACTAAAACTTGCAGCGGTTTCCATTGCTTCGCCTGTTGTACCACCAGAGTTACCAAGACCAAAATTACCTATAGTTTGACCATTACCAATCCCTGTATTAACGTCTTGCAAAGCGCCAACCCCTGCTACTCCTCTATAGGTTGTAACTGTAGAGCCTTTACTAAAACCAGATTGAAAAGTATAACTGCCACCAACAACGCCAAATGTATTTTTAAAATCATTAAAGGATGTAGTATTGTTATTGCCAGATGCTCCGCCAGTAACAGCCATTTTGTCATAAGTATCAACATCTACATTACTATTTGATGCAGCACTAACACCCGTAGGGGGCGTACGAAACTCTGCTGTTAGTTCACTTGCAGAAACATTAGTATCATTTATTGGCATTAGTCATATAACCTCATCTTCCATTTTCTAAAAGTTACTGAATAAGTATCAGCTACCCAGTTTTCAGTGTCAGCTATTCTTGCAGCCTCTGATTTTTCATACTCTTGGGTTACTTGTCCTACTTCTTCTATGCTACTCCAATCATATACACAAGACTCTTCTATTGGTCCAAAATGATTTTTATAAGCAACTAAAGTATCATTTATTGGAGACCCTATATCACAATATGTATACATAGTTTTAACACCTCTAGTTAGTAACTCCATACCTTTGTTATTATGATACGCAAAATCTCTCATAAAAGCACGTGTACCATCTTTGTCATCTCTTATTAAAGTGTTACATAAGTGATAATCTTCTCCTTC